CCCGATTCGATGCTTGCGAGGCATTGCGAACAAGGCAAACGGCCAGACCTGCAACGGCGAACCGACAATGATGGAGTGGTCCAATGAACGTGTTGTTCTGCCGACTGTACCGGCTCCAGAGAATTTGAAATGCGACAAGCCGATGGCTCCAACGTCTGGTTCGATCATTGCTGTTTCCGGGCTGACAGGTGATGGCATTCGCGGCTCGCTTCATACGCTCATCACCGGCGAGCAGGTCCGGCCCGATTTTGTTTTGCTTGATGACCCGCAGACCGATGAGTCGGCGGCGTCGGCATCGCAGAATCAATCGCGCGAGCAGTTGGTTGCCGGTGCAGTTCTCGGCATGGCCGGACCCGGGCGCGAATTATCCGCCGTCATGCCATGCACAGTTATTCGCAAAGGTGACTTCATCGACCGGATTCTCGACCGAACGAATCATCCGATGTGGCGAGGCGAGCGGTCGCAAATGTTGACGACGATGCCAACCGACATGACGGCATGGGAACCATACTTCAAGATTTACGCGGAGGGTATTTTGAGTGAGCCGCCGAACGTCCGCGACGCCAATGGATATTACCGCAAGCATCGTAAGGTAATGGACGCCGGGGCTCGCGCGTCGTGGTCACATCGAAAACTGCAAGGCGAAGTGTCTGCGATCCAACACGCCATGAATCTTTACTTCCGCAACCCCGCGGCGTTTTGGGCGGAATATCAGAATGCGCCACTTGACCCGCAAGCCGGATCGTCCGATCTGGTGACGGCGCAGGACATCGAGCGCAAGACGCATGGATTGCAGCGCGGAATTGTGCCGATGAACTGCACGCACATGACCGCGTTCATCGACGTTCAGCACAAATTGTTGTGGTGGATAGTGTGCGCGTGGAAGGATGATTTTACCGGGTACGTCGTGGATTACTCCGCATTCCCCGATCAGGGCCGCGATTACTTCACGTTGCACGATGCACAGGCGACGCTACAGGATCAATTCAAAGGGACTGGCTTGGAGGGTTCGGTTTACTCCGGCCTGGACGCGCTGACCAAGCAATTGATCGGACGCGAGTGGCGGCGAGAGGACGGCGCTGCGATGAAAATCGACCGCATTTTGATCGACTCCGGCGAAGGAAAGCTCACGGATACAATTTACCAGTTGTGCCGACAGAGCAATCATTCGTCGGTACTTCGACCAAGCAAGGGCGAGGCGATCACGGCGTCAAAAGTTCCGATCACTGACTATCCAAAATCGCGCGGTCGAATCGGCCATCACTGGTACGAGCCGAAAGGATCAGCGGAAAAACGTGCGATGCGGCTCATCATCTACGACACGAACTATTGGAAGTCATTCGTCTTTTCGCGTCTTGGAACATCCATCGGTGACGCCGGCTCGCTCTCTTTGTTCGCGCCGGGAAAGAGGTCGCACCGCATGTTCTGCGAGCAAATCACTTCGGAGCATGTCATCAAGACGACGGGCCGGGGGCGGACGGTCGATGAGTGGAAGCTATCGCCGGACAGGCCCGACAATCACTTCTTCGACTGCATTGTCGGATGCGCCGTTGGGGCGTCATTGCAAGGTGTGCGGATGAGCGATCATCAGGAATCTTTGCGTCGGCAAGGAACGCCGATTGTGCTGAGCGACCTGCAACGGTCAAGGAGGTCCAATGCTGCATGAGATTTTGAAAGACGGGACGGTGAGGCCGATTGTTCCACCTTCAAGCAACGTTGGAATAATTTGTCCAAAATGTGAATGCCGACATTTCAGAGTCGTTTATGTTCGACCACGAGAGGGCGGCGTGACTGTTCGCCAACGCCAATGTAGAAACTGCGGCCATCGAATGATGACTTACGAGAGAGCAAATTAGTGACATCAAATTACACCGGTGTAACGATTTTCAGTAAACACCCAAGTTGCTATTGAACGTGGATTGAAACGTGTTATGAATGATGGCGTCTGACGCGATTGATCCTCGCGTCATGGGACTCCTCCTGAATAGGCCGTGCGGGGCCGCACACTCCGCACGGCTTTTTTCATGGCTGGACTTGAAACCAATATTACAACGAACGCTCAAGGCCCGAAGCAAGCGACCGGTGATGAGGGTTCGGTTACGCAGCATTCTCTCCCCGATCAAATCGCGGCTGATGAGTATGTGAAAAACCAAGTCGCTGCGCGGCGTGGTGGCCTTCCAATCCGATTCGCAAAGATTCGACCGGGGGGACCAACGTCGTGAGCAAATCAGCAACCATCGAGCGAACGGTGAAACAGCACGTCGCGGCTGCAAAACGTGTGGTTCGGCTGTCCGATGAAATTCACGCGAGATACGACGCGGCTCAAACGACCAGCGAAAATTCAAATCACTGGACCGGGGCCGACTCACTTTCCGCCCGCGCGTCCAACTCTCCCGCCGTGCGCCGCATTCTCCGCATTCGCTGCCGATACGAAGTAGCCAACTCGCCCCTGGCCGGCTCAATCCTTCGTCGCGCCGCCGACTTTATCGTTGGCACCGGCCCCCGCCTGCAAGTCAAGACTGAAGATCGTGCGTACAACCGCGCCGTTGAACGCGCGTTCGTCAAGTGGGGCGTCAAGGCAAAACTGGCTCGCAAGCTGTGGCAGATGCGATATTGCCGAGCGATGAACGGAGAATCCATCGCAGTATTTTTCAACAACATTCCGATGGCGAATCCGGTCAAACTCGACATGCGAATGGTGGAAGCCGATCAACTCTCCGACCCCATGTCGATGAGTTATAGCGACAGCGACGGGATCATCTTTGATGACTTCGGAAACCCCGCCGGATACAAAATTCTCAAACATCATCCCGGCGATACCTTCCTGTCGGGTGGCCTTCCGACCGATTTCGATACGCTTCCCGCCGCCGATGTTTTGCATTACTTCAACGCGGAACGTCCCGGCCAGATTCGCGGCGTTCCCGAAATCGTCGCGGCGCTTGACCTGTTCGCCAAGCGCCGCCGATATCTCAACGCAGTGATTGCAGCGGCCGAAACCGCTGCGGACCTTGCGGTCATGCTCCAGACGCAGGCGGCTCCCGATGATCCGACAGACCTGCAACCGCTGGATTTGGTTGACATTGTTCAACGATCCATGATGACCTTGCCGAAGGGCTGGACCGCGCAGGCGTTCAAAGGTGAGCAGCCGCAGACCACACTCGATATGTTCGACTCCGTACTCATCCGGGAAATCGGGCGATGTGTTGACATGCCTTACGGCATCGCCGCCGGCGATTCATCCTCATACAACTTCGCGTCCGGCAAGCTCGATCATCTTCCTTGGTTCAAGCGAATCACGCTCGAACAAGACAGCATCGAGGATGACATTGCTGATCCAATTTTTGAGCGATGGTTTGCCGAGGCATCTCGCATTGCGGGCCATCTTCCTCCAATTCCAGCATCACTCCAACGCGGCGAAGTGCCTGAGCATCAGTGGTTTTGGGATGGGCAGGAATTGCTTGACCCGCGCGAAGCCGGTGCGCAGGACACCGCGTTACGGAACGGTACGCAGACGCTTGGTCGGCTCTACGGCAAGAAGGGGCTGGACGCGACGGAAGAGCTTGAGGCAGAAGCGAAGTTGCGCGGTGTCCCTTACGAGCAATTCTTGGCAGACCTGTACGAAGTCACTTTCAAAACCCAAGCGACCGCTGCCGCTCCTACGCCCGACCAGCAGCAGCAAGACCCAAATCAGGAGCAAAACCAATGAAAATCCGCAACCTCATCACCGGATTGCTTCGCGCCTCCGCAGAAAAGCCGCTCAAGCTCGACTTCACCGCGCCTGTTGATTTTGCTGCCGCCGCCGGCGAAGGCAAGCGCCCGACGTTCAAGATCACCGCATACACCGGCATCCCGATGAACGTGAGTGCCTACTACTTGCCCATCGTGCTTGATCTCGCCGGGGTTAAGGCATCGCGCACGAAGTTACCGATTTTGCTCAATCACGATCTCGAAAAACCCATCGGGCAAGCCGACACCATCCGTATTGACGCCAACGGAGTTTACCTCGAAGGCACGATTACCGCCGACGACGCCAACGCGGCGCAAGTCGTCAGCAATGCGAAGAACGGGTTTGAATGGCAGGCATCTATCGGCGCTTCCGTTCAGCGCCGCGAACTTCTTGAAGCCGGGAAAACAACCAAGGTCAACGGCAAAGACGTGACCGGCCCCATGCTCATCGCACGCGAATCCACACTGATCGAAACATCGTTTGTTTCAATCGGAGCAGATCAATCAACGTCGGCAACGGTTGCCGCAAAATCAATTGGAGACACTGAAATGAAATGGAATGAATGGCTCAAAGCCAAGGGCATCGACAGCTTCGACGCGCTGTCCGAACCCGTCCGAATCACGCTCAAAGCCGCATACGACGCCGAAGTCGCTGCCGCCACCGAAAAGCCCGGCGACAAGAAAACCGAAACCGCACCCCCCGCGATCACCGCTTCCGCGGCGCAGCACATGCCCGACGTGGCCAAGATCGTCAACGATGCTGTGACCGCCGCCGTGAGCGAAATCACGAAGAAACAGGAACACAGCGCCGCGATCATGCGAGCCACCGCGCGCCATCACGAATTGCAGGCCAAAGCACTGGCCGAAAACTGGTCGGTCGATAAAGCTGAACTCGAAGTGATCCGTGCCAGTCGCCCCGCCATCGGCGACATGTACGTCAACAGCGGCAAGGGCCAAAACGACATCGCTCCCGATGCCGTGCTGACTGCTGCTCTGTGCCAGGCCGGAAACCTGATCGGCGCGGACAAGATGTTTGAAGACAAGGTTCTCCAGGCCGCGCACACGCGGTTCCGTGGGCGCATCGGCGTCAAACAAATGCTGCTCGAAGCGGCTTGGGCCGGTGGCTACAACGGATCGCACTTCGATCAATCCCTTGGCGGAATGCGCGACATCCTCCGTGCTGCGTTCAGCACGGTCAGCATCCCCGGCATTCTTTCCAACGTCGCCAACAAATTCCTGCTCGCGGGCTTCATGGGGGTTGAAAGCGGCTGGCGCGAAATCTCTGCCATCCGTCCCGTCAACGACTTCAAAGCCGTCACCAGCTACCGGCTCACCGGCGCGATGACCTTTGAACCCGTCGGCCCCGATGGCGAATTGAAACACGCTGGCGTCGATGAGGAATCGTTCACCAACCAAGCCCGCACCTACGGCATCATGCACGCGATCACGCGCGTCAACATCATCAACGATGACCTCGGTGCCCTGACCAACATTCCGCAGAAGATCGGGCGCGGTGGTGCGTTGGCTCTCAATGACGCCTTCTGGACCGAGTTCCTTGCCGATCACGCGACGTTCTTCCCGACCAACGCCTCAAAAAAGAACTACATCAGCGGCGCAACGACCGTTCCGTCCATCGCCGGACTCGACGCCGCCGTCACCAAGTTCATGCGCCAGACCGATCCCGACGGCAAGCCGCTCGGCCTTCAGCCGTATCGGATC